TCAAATTCATATTGGTATAAAAACGCACCATCTTTTGCTGTTCCTACTGCACCAAATTCTTGAACATCATTTGTTAAATGAACTGTAAAAGGAACATTATCATAAGTAACTACTGAATCATCTGTAAGTGCTGTAAGTAAAGGTGGTTCAATAGTTAGTGTGGAAGCATTACTTGATGCCTGAACATTTGAAACAATCATATAAACTTTACTATGTGAAGCAAACTTGATAAAATCTCCAGCTTTAAAAGCATTTGGATTATCATTTGCGTGTCCATCTACTGCAATCGTTGTATCTCCTACTGCGTGAACTCCATTTACTAAAACTGTTCCTGATTCATTACCTCTTGCATCTTCTATTTCTGGTGGGATTATTGTAAAGTTTTCTTTACCTGATCTTTGTTTAACTATAAAAGCCATTAACTCTCCATAAACATCTGATCTAGTTCCTGTAATTATTCTAACTGTAAATCCAAATCTTTGACCATCTATTTGTCTTGCAAGTTTTTTTCCAGACACAGATTTAGATATAATTGTGTTTTGGATAGATTTAATACCCATTGTTTCAAACTTTGCAGATGATATTGGAAAAGCACCAGACATTAAATAAGACTCTCTTTCCCTCTTTCA